TGTCAACTATACACAGTTAGCGTCAATCGGTATTGGTGAACACGCGCAAATCTTCGGTGCCTGTTTCAACAATCGCCCACAGTTCAGCAGCGACACCGAGAATGCCGTCGGTGATGTCGGTGTGTTTGACGATCGGAAACCCGTTGCTGGTTGTCACCTGGTCGTCGGTGCCGAGGTACACGGTGGTGTTGCCGATGATCTGTAGGTACACATGCCGGTTGAGGTTGTCGGCGTCTAGCACTTTGGTGGCTGTCGTCGTGACGGTGTGCGAAAAGTAGTTAGCCATCAGCTGTCACCGCGCATCAAATGACGGTATTTCGCGAGGCGTGGCACCTGTTCGCTGTCGTCAGGGTCAAACGATCGAACCGACAACAATTGTGCTTCTTGATATGCCGGGTTACGAACAAACCCGACGTGATCAAGGCGCACTTCGACACGTTCACGCAACGCTTTGCCGTTCATTTCCAGATTGCGTGTCCGCACCGGGATAAAACCGACGCTGAACCCTGTCACGAAACCGTCCATAGCGAGTGTGCGTGCTTCCTCGGCGCGTTGGGTGCGTGCGAGCAGGAAATCTGCGATCAGTCCATCGTTTGTTTTCTCCCATGTCATAGCACGGCCGATCGGCATACGGTCGGTGGCGTGTTGCTCCAACAACGCAACACGGGTGCCGCGTTCACGAATCGTTTTATCAAACGCGGTCGGTGCGAACCGCTCCAAGTATGCGCCGGCGTCATACAACGCGCCGAATGGTGCGACGATGCCAACCAGGTGGTGTCCGTCGTCGTCCTCGCGGATCTCAAACCCGGCGACCTCAACGTGCCGGTTGATGATGTCAGCCATCGGTGATATCTCCTGTTCGGCTGGTCAAATCCTCCATGTGTCGCACTTCGTCAACCGTCAGAATGCCGGCCGCTAGCGCGATTTGGTATGCCTCGTACCGTTCTTTAGTGTCGGCGCGAAGAAGGTCGTCAAGTACGAACCGTGCGTGTTGTCCGCGTGGCAGCAACAACGATAATGCTTGTTCGACTCGGGACAGCCACGGCCGTAGCGTGTAACGAGTGAACTGGATCGAGTCCTGCTGCACGTTGCTGTAGGTCAGACTGTTGCCCGATGACCCGGCGACGCCAACCATGTGCGGTGGCACACCAAACAGGGTGCATACCTGGCCGGCTGAGTAGCGGCGTGCGTCGATCAGCTCTAGATCGTGTGGGTTGAATGACAACGGCCGATAGCGAATTCCGTTAGCGAGTACCGCTGGTGTGCGGTTACGGCCGCCGTTCTTTTCTGTCCAACCTGCTTTGAGCGCGTCGGCTTCGTCACGGGTGATGTCGGCGTCGACCTCCAGCACACCGACTGGCAAACCGCCGCTGTCGTACACGTTCGCTGCACAATCCTCACCGGCGATCGACAGTCCTAGTGTGCGTTTGTGGTGTTCAATAATTGACAGGCCACGCACCGAACCTGGCATCGTCAAACCGCGAATGTGGAGAATGTCCTCTGAGTCATACACCTGGCCGCCGACGTGATATTGCACGATTGCGCCGTTGCCGTTCGTTTTCATCATCACCGCATCGGTCGCGAGCAGCACGGCCTGCCGCGGGTAGCCGAGCGCGTCACGGTCACCGAGCAACCAGTAGGCGTTGCCATTGATCAGTAGCGACGCGATCGTCGACGAAATCATGTCGACCCGTGTTGACATGCGGTCGGGCTGTTCAAGAATGGACGGGTTAGGTGTCACCTTTTCGCCGTCACGAAACGCGACAATAGGCAGCGATCCGATTGAGTCCGATATCAGTTGCGTGCAGCGCCACAGCGCCGGGATACCGAGCGCGGTCTGCTCGCTGACATTCAGCGGCCCTTGTGTCGGCTGTAGATAGTTACCGGTCGGCAGCACGAACGGAAACTCGACCGCTCGTTCCTCGACCTTTCGGCGCGAAAATAGTCCCATGACAACTCCTTATCTTAGCGAACACGACCAATGCGACTAATAGCGTCGACACATTCATCGCCAAGCGCCGCAAAATGTATTCGGCGTGGTATTCCGTGACCGTTGCCGTTTACAAAATCAAATTTTTTAGGGCCGATGGTTATTTTTGCGTCAGATTGCCATAGCAAATCAAACCAGCCGCCATTGCTGCTCGGCACCAGCGCGATCCCGTGTCCGTGTTCCAGCCATTTTTCAATCCACGGCTGCGTTTTGCTGAATGGCGGATTCATCCAGACACGACCGTGCCACGGTTGCAACAAACCGTCGTCTTGCATGGTGAAATATGTTTGGCAGGGAACGTGCGGTGCTCCACCTGGAGGTGCAGCAACGTCAAGATCGAAACGCAGATCGATGGTTTGAAACACCCATGCTGGCGTGTAGTAGTCATCGCTGGTTGTTGCTGCCTGTTCCGACGCAAACAAACTAGGTTGACCTTGCATCAGAATATCACCGGCTTGCCGGCTGGCTTGTTGCGAAATCGTGCGGCGTGATATGCGATCGTTGCGGCGTGTAACGGTGACAGGTCGGCGCGTGGGTTCATGCGTTGCCACAACCATGACGCACCCATCGGCTTTTTCTCAGCGACCGCGATTGCGGCGGTAAGCGCGTCGTGAGGTCGTACCACCATGTTGCCAGCGAATATGTCGTCGTAAAACAAGTTTGCGGCATAACAAGTGTCGCGGGTGGTGTATTTGATGTGCGCTACTTTCATGTCGTCGAGTCGTTCGGACAACATGCCTGCTGGGCCGTATGCGTCCAGCGCGATTGTTCCACCGTGGGTTGTAGATAACTGCTGGAGGCGTTCGGGTATCCATTCAACACCTTCGCGGTTGTCGATCACCTCAAGGTGGCCGCGTTCGTCAGCTGCGACGATCGTTGCTGCGGAGCGGTCGAGGTTGATGTCAACACCGAACACGACTCGGTCACCTGGCATCGCGTCGCCTTGAACTTCGTCCCACACCGATGCGGGTATCACCCGTTCGTCGTTTTTTGTCCATTGGTTTAGCCAGGCACGTCGAAATTCACCGTCAGGCATGGTGGCGCGTGCGTGCGATACTACGTCAAGGTCGACGGTTCGCCCTAACGCCGGGATACATGACTCCCATGTCGTTTCGTCGTCGGGGTCGAGGTCGTCGCCGGCTGACCATTCAAAATAGGCGATGCGGTCGGCCTGCCCTGCTGCCGCAGCATCACGACCGGTTTGCACCTTACGGATCAGATACGCCGACTCGTCGGTGCCAGCAGTCGACACCACCCATAGTTGCGCGTCAGGAATGGTCGCCATTGCCGGCAACATTGCTTGTTCGCGTCGGTCGTCAACGTCCGCGAACGCTTCGTCAATGAAACCGCCGCCTGACAGGGTTTGGCCGTGGCCGGCCGTCGCGGTGGACGGTAACGCTTCGATGCGTGATCCGTTGCTGAATTGGATCGACGGGTCACCAGCGAGCCGATACACCTTTTCAACGAATTTGCCGAGGTCGCTGTCGACGATGATTGGTGCGAAATCGTCTAACAGTTTTTTGCGTGCCGCCATTCCCGTTTGCGCGGTGTACGCGATCCGTTGCCGTTTGCCCCACGCAAGTGCGCGCCACAACATCAACGATACAAGCAGGGTGGATTTGCCTTGCTGGCGCGGAACGGTCAAACATACTTCGCGGAACGCGAGCGATCCGTCGTCGGTGACCTCAAGCGCGGTGTCAACTACCTGGCGTTGCCACGGCATCAACGGTGTGCCGAGTATTTCAGCAATCCGTGCGACCTCGCCGCCGCGAGTCCGTCGCTCAGTCCTCGGGGTCGCCAGCCGCGGAACGCAGCTGCTCCGCGAGCCATTCGATTTCGTCGCCATCATTCCCTGTTACCTCCATTAGATCACCCAACGCTCCACGGTACTGCGCCCAGAGTGACGCAGTAGTCGGGTTTTGATCGACAGCCTGCGCCAGCATCGCCGCGGCCTGCACGATCGGCGCGTCGGTGGCCGGCACACCATCGGGATAGACGTGCGTCACGAACCGGATTAGCGCGTCGCAATTCGACATGATTACTTGCCGTTCGGGTTGATTGTGTCGAGTTGCCATGAGTTCCCCTTGATCGGCGTCAGATTGCCTCCATTTTGTCATGGCCGGTTGTGGCGGTCTGACTGATCATTTTTTCGGGGAGAAAAAAGAC